AAAGTTTACTGCAAAACCACATACGCAAATCCATGCTGTAGCTGGTCGCCATGATGATTGAAACCAGTCGCCTTTAGCATCAAGTTTGTTTACTTCTATTTGTGCTTTAGCAATTTCGTGAACGTGCTTTTCAGACATGGTTGCAATTTCATGTGCAATCTTTTGCTTTGTGTCTGCATCTGGAATGAACTTATCAAGAAGTTCGCTTACTGGTTTTATTAGTTTTTCTATCATTTTTATTTTTATATAGTTGTTGTATTTTAGCCAAAGAATTAACTGTCTGTTTTCTTTGTTTCTTTGTTTTTGTATTCATGCAAATGTTTATTAAGTTTCTTTGCTTTTCTTTTAAAAGACCATTCTAAATATTTACCAAGTAAGTAAGACAAGTTACTTTTTGCCTTTAGCTTTTTTCTTAGCTGTTTCACTTAATTCGTTAAAATGAAATAGCCTTACACTTGTTGCAGTGTGATTTTTATTAGAATGTAAATGTCCGTTAGGCATTTTGTGAGAATTGCCTTTGTGTTCAGTTCCATCTCTTTTGTAATGTTTAAGGCCTTTCATTATTTTTTCTTCTTCTTAGGAAAACCAGCTTTCATATTTGCGTAGGCTTTCTTAGTGATAGTAGATTTCTTTTTAGTTCTACTTGTTTTATTTTTCTTTCTGTTATTTATATTTTCATATAGTGACATAGTATCTCCTTACCATTTTACTTTGTCTGCCCAGTAAGCAGCAGACAGTTTACCTTTAGAAATATTCTTGGCGTGTCTTGCCTTAAATGATTTCTTCCTTGCTTTGTCTTTAGCTGATGATGGATTTTTACCAGCACCGCTAACGCCTTGTTGACCAAAGCGAATAAGTTTTATGACATCTCCAACCTTTGCTAGAACAGCGTGTGATTTAGTTTTGTGACTAGGTGTTCTCTTAGGTTTGTTATAACCAGAGAACCTTTCGCCTCTATATGTTATTGCCATTTAATTTGGCCTCCACATAATCTTTTGGTTTTACTATCTCGTAAGGTGCTTCAGTTTCAATAACTACTCTAGCACCACAAGGTAATATAGGTTTATCATTACCACCATATCTAATAGTACATTCACCCAATACTTTTATCTCATGGCAATAAGTATTTGTTCTTCCTTCTTTAATGGTAATAACAGGCTCGTTAGTACCATTTTTTTTATTTGCTCTAATCTTGTGTTGATTAACGTGAATATATTTTTTAGTCATTTTTAATCCTCCTGTAATAACAAACTGGTTGCACCTACTGGAGCTGCACCAAACATATATTTTCCAAATGCATCTCTTGCTTTTGTTTTATCGAAATTTTCAAAAGGGTCGTATGTTTTCACTTTTAAACCCATAGAATTTAAAAGATTTATTGTTTCAGGGGGTGTATTTTTATTTACTATAGCTCCAGCAAATTCATCAAAATCTACAGCTCTTTGGGGTTTTGCCTCAAAGTAACTAACTGGTCTATTAGCATTATTTTGAAAGGCATTGTGTAACTTTTGAGAAAGATCGTCCATTTGTTGATTTGATAACGCATCATTAAGTTCATAACGATTTTGATAAAAAACAGCACTTTTAACAGCATTTATAGAGTCATTTCCTTGAAGTAATGATTCTCCAACATCCATCATAACACTTTCACTAAAACCAGGACTTTCATACCCTAAAAATTTTTCAACCACATCATCAATTTCTCCTTCTAAATCAAAGAATGGAGTATTAGATTTTAGTCTATCTTTGGATTTTTTAATGTCGTCTAAATTACGGAATGAACCTGTCATTAAGGCTGCCAATCTATTTGGTCCAATCATGTCAGCAGTAAATCCTTCGCCTCCAATTTGCTTTTGACTAACCATTTCTGATACCACGTTGTTTAGTGTATATGGTTTTGTAGATTCAACATGACCCATAACACCATCACGTTGTAAAAAATAAGCATCGTCAAGAAAATATTTTTTCTTTTGCTCCTCTTTCCATTCTTTAAATATTTTGTTGTTAGATCTCATATTTTTGACATCTTTTCCCGTGTCTTTTAAAAATTTTTTTTCTACCGTTTTGCTCCCCAAAAAATTATCTACAACCATTTCAAAATCATATTCAGCCAAATTATCAGCCCTAGGTTTTTCTAAATCTTTTAATCTCTCACTTGTTTGTAATAGTTGCTTTTCTTGCCAATCAACACCCTTATCAAGATATGGTTTAAAATCTTTTATAATTTCTTCTGATGCATTTTTTTTAGCTACCTGTATTTTTTTCGGAGCTCTAGGTGTGAAGGCATCAGCTGTATATATTTTATTCATTGGATTTACAGACGGATCAAACGCACTAGGTTTACCAACCAAGGTTATTTCACCAAATCCTTCAAAGGGTATATTTTTTTGCGTTACCGCTAAACTTGGGGATGGTACTCCTCCCATTTGAGCATAGCTTTTAATTGCTTCTGGTTTAACCTGGTGAAGAAACATCAAATCTTTTGGATTAGGTATTGCTTTTAATGCTTTAGCTGGAGCAAGACCTGCTAAAACCGCATCTAGAGGTGTTTCTACCTTAAACATATTTTTAGCAAATTCAGACAGTTTTTGTAATTTTCTTATACTAGGATTTTTAGAAGGCATTTTATAGCCAAAGGGTAATGGCTCAATAGTGCTTTGAGGTGGTTTTTGTGCTTGTGTATACAATCCTTGTCTTAAATTTTCTATGTATTCTTCACGGTTCACTACTTCTTCTTCCTTGATTAATGTATTAAAGTTACTTTAGAAGATATAAGCTCTGAGTCGTGTGGTATCTGTAAAAATATCATCGCCACTCTTTTTGCTTCTTCTAGGTTTTTAGCTTTTATGTCAGAGCCAACATAGATAAAATCTCCGTCAAGAAATTCTAAGTCGTAAATCTTATCCGATTGGTGGGTTGTTGCCATTAGTAAACATTCCTTGCGATTGGTTTTTTGCTACTTGTCTAATCGCTTCTCTATCTCTTTCCATAATTGCATTTATTTCTGCTACATTTATTTGAGCACCATACTTAGCTTGTAATTCTGCAATCTTAACTTTTAAGTCAGCTTCATGTTCATCACGGTTTCTGTCGTCATCCATAATGATTTTCATTCTATCTGTCTCTGCATCAATGATAGCTTTTTGTGCTAAGTTCTGTGCCTTCATTGCTTCGGCTTGTGCCAACATTTCTTCTGGAGAAGGTTTGGCTGCTTCTGGTGGTTGCGGAGGCATTGGAGGTACAGTTGTATTTATAAATGTTGTTGCATCTTTAAATCCAGCCATCTCAATCATTTTAGTTAAAGTGTTTGCATACTGCTGTAAATTAACCAAAGGATTGTTAGGGCCTAGAGTTTGTAATATTTGTTCTTGTTTTTGTGATAGTGCTGTTAGGACTTGGAACTTTTCTTCGTCAGAGTTTTTAGAAATACCAACATTAATTACCATATCTTTATCAGCATCCCAGTATCTAGGATCAATAGGAATAAACTCGTTGTTAAGTCTCATCATGTCTTGACCTTCTTGGTGTTTGATAACAAGTGAGTTTACAAGTTTAAATAAATCTTTCATTCCGTCAGCAAAGTGACGACAGATAAGTTCTACTCTTCCTTGAGCTCCAGACATAGTAGCCGATACAGCTGCGGAAGTTGTAGATTGTAATGCTTCTGCGTTTAGTCCAGCTGAAGCCTTAGAAACACCTGTGCGGTTTTCTTTTGCTTCGTCTAAGTAAGACAATACTGGGAAGGCTTCTTTACCAACAAAAGGCACAGAGAAAGGCTGAACCATTCCTGGTGCTCTCATTCTTATTGGTTGTCCTATGTCAGTATTAAGAACGTCATCAATGTTGACTTGTCCTTCTACTATACCCATTCGTGGGAAGATGGCGTGGCCTAGACTATCAAGGGTATCTCTCATTATCTGAGATTTAGCCGCTTGAATAGGCATCAAGTAGTCCGCTGGGCATGAGCCAATGGAGGTATGAGGCTCTGGATCGGGACAGAAGAGTGTAATAGGTAAATCATCCCAGGGTGTTGAGTTAACAATATTTAATCCATTCCCTACAGTGCATACTCTAATCCTTTCATCTATGCCATCACCATCTAAATCATAAAAAACATAATGCTCTACATAGAGAACACTTTTACTATTACTGTCTGCTCTATCAACACCAGTAAAATCTGCGTATGGGTTTCTTGCTTGTTCTAAGTCGTAGGAGTCTTCATCAACCGCACTACCAGAACCAGCAAACTGTTCCATTTGTTCTTTGTCATAACCCATAGCAACCAAGTCACTTACAGTCTTAACCATTCTGTGCGCAACGTATGGAGAAGTATTTAAGTCTCTAGCGTGTCTTGAAATTAATACTTCTTCTGTTGGTACTGCTTCAATTACCACTTGGTCTTTAGGTTTAATTCTTCTAATTTTTACATCGTAACTAGCTGGAGTTTCTTGAGTCATCTCTTCGCCAGTTTCAGGATTCATCATTGTCATGCTTTGCATTTCAATTTTTTCTTCAATGACTTCTACATTTGGATCGAGGGTAATAGCTTGATAGGCTTCTGGTGATAGTCCTGTGTATTCGTGAGTTGATGCAGTAATGCTGTCATCCCAGTAGGCTTTTACAAAACCAGTTTTTCTAATGAGTGCGTCTTTGAACGCATCGTATAAAACTTTGAAGCCTGGGTTTTTTTGTTGGATGACATAGTTAATGTAATCTGTTTGTTGTTTGGCTAGTTGTATGTCTTCTGGGCCATGAGGTATGAACTCTACTATCTTATTAGTACCAAAGAATGTACGCATGATTGATGGCAGCATGAATAACACGCTGTCTCTAACATCGGTTGATACAAACTCTGATTGCATAGAGCTTTGAGCTGTTGGTGAGTTTCCAAGATAGTAGTCAGTAGCATCAGCTCTGTCCTGGTCTATCTGGTCGATAAAGTCTTTAGCGTCATCCATTTCGGACTTAAGTACGCCTTGTAGTTCTTCTTCATTGTAAGAATCTTCTACTTGTAACTCTTCGATTTCTTGATCTTTGTCGTATTCCATAAATTTATCCCACTCTGATTATTCTTGATGTCAAGGGTTTCTTGAAATTATACCCTAAAAAGTTCTCGCCACCACTAAAACTTGCAGCGGAACTTGCCATGGTTAGTGCAAGTGCGTCAGCTTTATCTGGAGACTTAACACCTCTTTTTTTCATTTCGTCTTTTGACTCTATTTTTATTTTTCCAGTTGATGTATATTTATAACTAGGTGCTGCCAATTCTGATACAAGCTCATCATCATTAGGAAGTCGGCAATTACGCAGCACCAACCAATCTTTGATTGCGAACCATAATTCAGCTCTTAAGTTCAAATAGTTTTTCTTAGTCGATGGTGCTTCTGCAACATTAACTCCTCTTACTGGTAAGTTTTGTTCAGCTAGTCTATCTACAACCCCACTACCAAGACCAATTACGTCTATAAGTATTTCTTGTGGTTGTTCCATGACGGTACTGTCGTCATATAAGTTTTTAACTGCACCGCATAATTGCATTAAATCCATCGATTTGAAAGTCTTAATTTCAAGAACAGTGTTGCCTTGTCTTATACATAGTGCAGAATTGTCTCCGCCAAAACGTGCAACGTCTAATCCCCAAACAATAGGTGCTTTGGTTGTTAGTGCTACGTCTCTGTCGACAGCGTTTCTTGCCAGTTCCATTGGTATGACTGAATCATCATCAGCGTTGGGGAACTCGCCTCTTACTTCTACTCTAGCAACGGTAGAATCTTCACCATATTGTTCGAGCATAGTTTGGAATAGTTTTTGGTCAGTACCTTCGACTGTGCGTGAGTCTATTTGTTCTAAGTTCCAGAACTTACGTTTGGATGTGAAACTCTCGTAGAAAGGCCCTGTGTTTCTTCTAGGGTTAGAAAAAGTAAACCAGAAACGATTTTCTGTAGGTTCGGAGAAGAAACCTTCGGATACAGAATAGATGGGTGCTGGTATACCTGATGCCTCGTCCATGATTAGGCAGACTCCGTAAGATGAGTGAATACCAGCGAAAGCGTCAGGGTTCTCTTCACTCCATAGTTGAGCTTGGGCGTAGTAGTAACCTGTATCTATTTTTAAGTCTCTTTTGAGTGCTTCTTCAAACCAACCATCTGGTTTTATGGTTGTGGCAGTTTTAGAAAACCAATGATTGTTTATTGCTAGGGTTAGCCACTTACCTAACTCCGCCCATGTTCTTGAACGTAGCTGTTGTTCAGTGTTAGCAGTTACGATTATGGTTGAGCCTAGTCTGGTTGATAGCATCCATAGGATTAACCATGCAACTAAGGCAGACTTTCCTATTCCACGACCTGAAGCAACAGCAAGTCTAAACATCTCTGGTGTTACTTCGCCTTTATTTCTTTGTATGTGAATTGATAAATCTTTTAAAATTTTTTTCTGCCACTCTCTTGGGCCTGTAAAATCTTCGAGGGGGGTGTCCTTTTGACCCCAGGGGAAGATAAACATTACAAAGTTGTATGGATCATCCGCAACTTGAGGCGACCAAACTTCGGTCATTAGTTGTTGTTCAGCTTCAGCACCGTATTTCATACTTCGTTACCCCAACTATCCCAGCCGCTTCTTTGGTTTCTAGCGAACAGTTCAATTTTAGATCCATCAGATAGTGCTTCTATCTTCTCATAAAACTCATTTGGTTTTTTGCTATGTTTGCTTTTCTTTGCTGTAACTAAGGTGCTTTCACTTCTTGAATTTGGTTTCATTTGACCTTTTTTACCAAAAAGACATATCTCATGCTGTCCTCTAAAATAATAACCAAGACCAATAGTGTTTTTAGCCCATACTAAATTTGTTACATAATCAAAGCCCCAATGCTCCATTACTTCTAAACCATCTTTTAAAAAATTATTTGTAACCCAAAGAAAAAGCCAACAAGTTTCATCAGCTAAATTTGAAACAGGTAACTTTTTAATATCTTTTGTTTTCATAAGTTTGTAATGCCTGTCTGCTCCCCTTTTTATTTTTCCACCACCTTGTTCATTCCAAGGCGGATCAGCATAAATGATGTTGTACTTTTTGTTTGGAAATGGAATGTCTATATTACTACCCTCTCTTTTTATAAATTTACCAAAATGATGAATAGTAGAAAATTACCAAGTCCAGCTATGGTGGTGATTTCTATTATTCCTTTTATTACCTCTTTCATATTCTACTCAAAAAAAATTAAAAAAAATTATCGCAACAGTTACACGTAATATACCCCGTGCGAAAAATGTAAGGGGGGGTCAATCGTTTTAAATCGGAGCATGTGATTTGCAGATTGAAGGGCAACCCTTACAAGATAGCGTAACTATCCGCCCTTATCATTCTTTTTTATATCGTCCTGATTATTTACCAGTTTGTCCAAGTCTGTAGACGTTGATTTAACAGCGTTTATAACTTTAGGTTTATTAATAGTCGCCATCTGGTCGCCAATACGTTCCTTTGCACCAGATAAAACATCATTCAAATTGATAGTAGCGTGAACGTTCTCGACTCGATCCTTCCACGTCTTCGCATCTTGATTCTTTAAGTAGAATATCTGGGCAGTCACGTTGCCATCAGTGGCAGAAGTGAACAAAGAGTTTGTAACCTGTGCCAGTCCCTTCGCTTTCCCCCTTTTTATAGCGTCTTCAAAATCTACACTTCTTTTTCTATTGCGGTCTATAGTATTCCATGAAACGCCCATTGCACGGGCAATTTGTGTAGTTCCTAAACCTCTGGAAGCTAAGTTTTCCACTTGCTGCAAGTCTAAAACAATCTTCTTTCTACCGCCCTTTTTAAGGGATTTATTGTCTTTTTTTGGTGTTTTTTGCTCCATAATTGAATTTTTTTATTGCTCCGTAAACCCCTATATTACAGCATTCCTCATAAAAACACTAAGTTTTTTTAGCTAACTACTTGATATATAAGTACAATTTAGTATCATAGGGAAGTCAAACGTAATACTTTAGGAGGTAAACCATGACAAACAAGGAAATAAAACAACTACAAGAACTAGACGCAAAGGCTAGAGGTAGCGAACATTTAACAAGTGAAGAAATTAATCTTTGGAACGAGTTAGAGTACAAAAGAAATAAACAGAATATTCATTTTACATTATCAGGCATTAATAAAT